ATTACTCCCCGCTTGTAACTATCCTGAATATACTTATTTGTCCAGGCATCTTCCACTCCAACTCCTACTTGTTGAAATTCTCCTACTTCCAATATTCCTCTTTCCACTTGTCGGTTTAACCACTCCATAAAAGCATTTACCTTATCCGCTGAACGTGGAAATACAAATGCCTGCCTGCCTGGAGGTACCATTTGATAGAATCCAGCTTGCAAACCAAAACAATCCTCCTCAATAATAGCCTTCCTTATTACAACAGTCAATTCCCGGAATCGTTTACGCATATCCCTGGCAAATCCGTTGCGTAAGACAGTCGTACGTGTTGGATCGTATGAGTTTATTTGAATTTGACTATATGTTGCTGTTTCTACCATTATTCCCAATAAAAAACAATTCCTTTTTTATGTTTCCTCACAAGCGTTATATTCGTAATCTTATTTGCACTAAAATCAAACTCAACAGCATCATGTACTTTTATCTTTACACTTGTCAGTTGACTGTGATCAAAATAACGGCTTACCCCGTTTTCATCTACCAACCAACTCAACCCCTGTGATGCTGTTATGTATTGAACTACTCCTTGCATTATCTAACTGTTAATAACTTCCAAAATACTTTTATATATAATACTGGCCAATACCACCACCGCACGTGAAAACTAAAATATAACTTTCCCGTCATCTTTCCAGCCCTCTGTGCATCTATTTTCATCCAACGTGGTAATTTTGCCATAATTTATTCCTCTGACTTTTCTTTTTCTACTCGCTGTCTTTCAATTTCTTCCTCCGCCGGTGTAGCCATTCTCTCCTCCTCTTCCTTAATATGAGCCTCACGGGCTTCTATAACCTGATCAACAACTTCCTTGTCTAATCCTAAGAAAAGTTTTAAAAACACATCAGGTGGAATTGTCATTTCAGCCATCGGTGAAGCTGCATACTTACTCAATGCCTCAGAACGTAATTTCCCAATATCAACCTTTTCCTTTTCACTCTGAGCAAACAAATCCTGCCACGTTACGTTATATTTCTCTTTTGATTCTGGTAATACTTTATACTCAATACAACGATCCACGAACGGGCGGACTATGTTTGGTTCTGCAAATTCCTCCCTACGTGACTTTACAAATGTTAACCACTCTGCTTTATCCTGGTTGCTGGACAACTCCCCTCGCTCAGATCCTGTTAATATACGCTTTGGTATTCCCGTAACGGCTGAAATCATTTGTAATTGAACATCTACGTGCTTATCTGGATTAGCAACTTGTTGATCTAAATTATCTAAATCAATTCCTTCACTAATTAAAATTCGAGTTAAATCATGTTCATATTCTTTAATCTGATCCTGTAAATCGTCCTTTGTATCCGTGGTCATTGTAAAATCCTTATCCAACTTTCCATGATAACCAGGTCGGGCGCCACGCCAAAACATTTCAGCGGATCCTCCGACTAACTTTTCCAAATCCATCAGCCTATTATAAACCACCTCCAATCTGGGGGTACCTTTAACATCTGATTCCAACTTTTCATCCGTCACATGAATAATCCTAGTATGATGAACCACTACCGATTTGCTTCCTCCACCTGGATCATTAATTTCAATGGTGTATTCAACCGGCAATCCATATCTGGGACTCCTGGCATACGTTTCCCATTTAGTGATTTCCGCGTTAGCTTGTGAATATGGTTTGGTGTACATTAATTTCCTATTTCCTGGTAGTACTTGTAAAGCAAAATCATCCTGTTTCTTTACATCATCCAAACCGAGTAACAAAATACCAAATTCTCCAATCCCTGTCAGTTTATCCAACCTTGTAAACTGAGATTTTAAATGTAACCTGTCTCTCAACTCAACCCAATCCTTTTCAATAGCTGTTTCCGTATCATCATCCGTTTCAATTATTTCCAAATCTCCTTGCCATGTAACTTTAATCGGTCGATCAATAATTGCCTTTGCAATATCCTGTCTCATATACCTACTGGCATAATCAGCGTAGGTTGGATTTTTCTTATACCCCAACGCCTCATATATATCCCTATCAGTCCCGTATTGCTGTCCTAACTTGGCTGCCAACTGAGCCCTGCCTACTAACTGGCTTGTTAGGTTTTGTATTTGATTTGGTGATAATTTAGTTCTGTTTTTCATATATCTTAAATTAACGATATTACTATTGCTAACAATACCATTGTCCCTACTAATACTATCCACCCACAACCTCCTGATAATTCTCCTTTTTTCATAATCTATGGATTAAAAAAATATATCTTTTGCCCTGCATCTCTAGTATCCAAATGAACCCAATCTACACCGGCTTCCAATCGTATTGGATAAGGTAAGTCTTCTTGGTTTCTTACTAACCAATTTCTAACCTTTTCAGCTGGCATTCCCTTTACACTAAAATCAAATGCCTGAGCCGTACTGTGGGCACTCATTCTCACTTTACCCTCAATAGTCCATTTACGAGCTAATTGGCAAATATTACAACGCACTCCACTTTGAGTTTGATTTCCACCCCACTCATAATTATTAATATAAATTGTCTTGTTCAACTTCTCTTTTATCCAATCTATTGTAATTATAGCTCTAGGATCAAAAAATTGCCATGCCTTATCTCCATACCTAATATAGATATGCCGGCAAACCAATTCGTGAAGTTTGAAATACTTACTTACCATTTTTCTTATCAATATACTGCTTTCCAGTAATTAGAAATACAATAAAAGGCATCGCAAACATAACGGTTGCTGAACCTCCGTTTTCAATATCCAAATAAGTTGCGCATCCTAATATCAGGACTGCTACAATCTTTGACCATGTTAATGTAATTGCAAATTTCATATCATTTATTTTACTGATTTCATAACTCGTCCCTCTGTTGGAGTGGTTGCTCCTCTGGTTTGAAAATATTTCTCATACATATCTTTTCTGAATTTTACGAATTCTTCAAATTTCTCCTCCGCCCCTTCTCTATCTCCATTCAGTAGGCTCAAAGTATATTCATTTTGCAGATCGTAGGAATACATTATAACCCATAACAAATCCCCTGGCACATATTTTGTCCACAGTATTTCAGTTTTGGTTTGTAACCCTCCAATAGCCTTAGCATTGATATAACCTGAACTAATCAGTGCCAATGAAATTACTATAATAGAAGTAACCGCCCATTGTTTCCACCGTCTTTCGTGTTTAACAACTTCCTGGACCTTCTTATCGAAGTGATTGAATATGTCTAATTTGTCAACGTCTGTTATTTCCATTTGTAGTATCTTTTTTAGCTTCTAAAATTAATATCAGTGAATCCAATTTCGTGTTAATATCCGTTGCCCTTTGTACGTTTGTCTTCTGTTCAAAAAATAACTCAATTTCCATTTGTGTTGTATCAACCTTCACGCTGTCCTGTAAACAAAATAATATCGGTATGATGAGTATTGCTTTCATTGTTCCATTACATAATCATAAATAGTACCAACCTTTTCTTCAATCTGTTTCAATCTGTAATTCATTAGAGATATATTGGCTTGTTTAATTTCTACCTTTACTTTCTCAAGTTCTGCATTATTCCTTTTAACCTGATCACTCATCAATACAAACTTAGCTCCGAAACCTAACAACATAATCACGAATCCTGCAATGTAAAAATAGTCTTTGTAGTCTTTTATTGTTTTTACCATTATGCTGCTATTTTAAATTCTTCTTCCTTTCTGCGAATGTTCGGTATTAATAGTAATATGAGCCACATCATTTCGTATAATACATACCCTTTAAAATCCGTTGTGGCTGTTATGTCCCATTTGTTTGCTAAGTACCCTGTAATCTTATCCCTGTCAACATCTGAAATGTCGGCATTGTATATGATTACTTCCATTATTTCGACATCGGAAAAATTCCCTGCTCCAGAACCTCTCTTTCCTAATGTAATTCCGTCTAAATTACTTGCTCCTATATTTCCAGATGATTTAGAAACACCATTAATCCAATATTCGCTTGAAACACCATTAAATAACCCTACATGAATATTGTCATTTGCATTTGTAGCCCCACCCTCCAAAGGTACTCCTGCATATATTTTAAAAAGACTCGTTGTAATAACAAATGGTTGTACGTCACTAGTTGTACCATCAAAAAAATACATAGTGATTGCAATATTACCCGTAATCTTATAAGCAATAAAAACAGTATTCGGTTGTGTTAATACAGCCCCAAATGCAGCACTCTGTAAAAATGTCTGATTAGCAGCTATAAATGTCACACGACCTGTATTTATGTCGTATGTCGGTCTAGTAGTATTATCGTTTGCATTTGCTGCATGAACCCCTAAACTACCCTTCCCTATCCAGTCATCAACATAAGTACCGTCTAAGGTGAACTGACCGGCATCCTTACCGTCTAACCAAACCTTACATTCATCTTCAATATGTAATGGCTGGTTGGCATCGTAAGCTCGTATAATATCTCCTTTGTAAGTTGTAGTTGTTGTGATTACCCACTTATTACTTAAATATCCAGTTATCCTGTCTCTATCAACTGCGGAAATAGCTGCATTATAAATAATAACTTCCATAATATCACAGTCAGCATAATTAATCCCGCTTTGTTGCTTTCCTAATGAAATCCCATCTAATGCCTGAGAGCCAGCAGCCCCACTTGCCACCGAAACTCCATTGTGCCAATATTCTGAATTAGCTCCATTAAAGCACCCGACTTTTATATTATCATTTGCATTTCTTGCTCCATCTGCTAATATTGTTCCTGCATAAAGACTAAAATTGCCAGAAATCATTAAGAAATTATTAAGATTCCCTGCCACTGCTCCGCTAAAAATAACCTGTATTGCACCACCACCGGCTGCCAAATTTGCAACAATAAATACAGTATTCGGTTGTGTTAAGGCGCTTGCAAAAGCTGTACTTTGTAAAAAATCACTATTCCCTGCAACAAAAGACACCCTGCCCGTTGATACATCATAACTCGGTCTTTGTCCGTCAACCGCCTGAGTTACATCCCTTCCATTTCCAGACTTGTCACTCCATGTAATTACATTAACACCGTTCAGATCAAATGTACTTGCATCCTTTCCATCTAACCAGGCTTCGCAGGTGGTATTAATATTTAAAGGTTCGTTTGCATTATAAGCCCTTAGTACCGTTTGACCCTGCAGAGTCAGGGCAAATAATAGTAAGAATAAAAATGTCGTTATCCGTTTCATATCTTTTTAATTTGCTACTGGTGAAACCATTTGCCAATTTGAGCCATCCCAGACGCATACCACAATAGAACCTGCCTCAATATCATTTGACGTTAATACAGTATCATGTTGTTTAAGTATTGCATCCAGGTCACCAACGCTTGTAATTTCTAAAGTAGCTCCGTCTGTATTGGCTGTATTGGCTAAAAACGTAACCTGTAATCCTGCCACTAATGCTGTAATCCCTGGGATGTCTATTTCGTAGTCATCATTCCCCTGTGCATCTGCAGCAAAATTAACAACACCATCAACATATATCCTTGTATTTATCTGTAATGTATTAATATCTGCTGTATTTAATGTAAGATCAGCGACATCTGCAGTTGCAGTAGTATCAACAACTCCTGTTGGACTTACAGATAATACAGGTGCGGTTGGTGAAGCATAACTCTCTATTGTCAGGGTGTCTTTTATGATAACTTCAACGCCTCCAAATGCTCCATCAATTCGTATGCCTTCTTTGCCTCCTGCAGTTATATTAAATATATCTGCTCCGGTTGTGTATACCCCTGTATTGGGATCTGTCAATAGGCTAATGCTAGGCAACAATACAGTACCATCCCCAAACAATACTGTGTTAAAGAAGTTTCCGATGCTTATACCACTCGTAGTTGCCGTTTGATCAATAATAAGCAGATCAGTAGCCACCGTCGTAGTAGCCCTGGTAAGATCCTCAATCTTCTGTCCACTTACCACCAATGTGCCTGCTATTAATATTAGTAATAAAATTAATTTTTTCATATCATTTCCTTATTTCGTTAAAATAAATTTCCCATCCTTGGTTAATATCGGTATCCCACCTTTAGTCAATATTGCATCTCCAGGCACTCCGTGTGGATTGATAACCGTAGTCACCGCATCACTAATTACATTCCTGGTTACATTCTTTATTAACGGTCTGCGTTTCATCACCAATCAAATCCAAAAGTAAATTCTCCTGAAGTATAATTCTGATCTGCTGCTCCGCTTGAAGCATCTGACTTCACACCAGCTCTCCACGTTACTCCTGCTGCCCCGCCTTCCAATACTTTCCTACAAACATCAGTATATACATCATAATCAGTCCAGTCATCGTCACCAGGACATTTAAACTGCAATGTTATTCGCATTGATCCTGCCCCTCCGGCAGAACTAATATCAGTATCCCGAATGGAAAAGAATATATACTCCCTTCCTTTTAGTTGACGAATACCTACTGCGTTAGTAAAATACCCATCACCAGCCGGTTCTTGATG